TCACTTTTAGATTCCTCGTAATACTTTTTAGGATCTTTAAGACCTTCATTTATAATTTCGTTTATCTTTTCTGTGTAGAACCTGATTTCTTCTAAACAGAAATTGTAATATGGATCGTTATCCATTGCATATATCGAAGTTTTATCTTTTAAGCTTATCGTTTATGTTTTGGAAAACTTCGGGTGTATTTCTCTTTTTATTCGCAAAGTTCTTGAGCATATTACTCAAACTATTATAAACAACACCTCGTCTCAATGGATTTTTCCTAGCTTTCGATTTCGACTTTGATTTTTGTTTTGGGGAATTTGGATACTTATTATTGGTCTCCTTTTGTAATTTTTTAGAATTACATGAACGTACTGGGAACGACATTTTTATTATATACTTATATTTTAAATTGTAGGTATATATTCCCATTTTAGATCGTTACATATCTTTTTCCATATAACATCTTGTTGGTATAATTTTTCTTTAGATTTCAAAAGTGGGAAATATTTAAGATATTTATCTTCACTTAAAAGTTCACAAAATTTATACAAAACATACGAATAACTTAAAAAGTTTTTACGTTCACTTGGACAATTATCATCAAATGGTTTTTGTATATCCTTGAACATTATACGCAGTCGTTCTTCGAGTTCTTGGGGCATTGAAGGTGGTTTTATTCCACTTAGAATATTTGTAATATATGGAACGTGTTCGTAATATTTATTCAATTTTAGTTTTTTCAATAGAGTTCGTATCCGTGCGTGTGTAATTTCATCTAAAACTTTCACTTTTATCTTTTTGAGTTCATTACGTAGTTGTTCTATTACTTCTGGTGGTATATTTGTAGTTTCTTGAGCTTGAAATTGTGACAACCATTCATTAAAATGATTTTCTCGTTTATATGAATAGTTTACTATTTTTTCAGATGTTTCCTGTTCTTCCCTATATGTTAATTCTTCGCTTATAAGTGTTGCTATAATCATTCCACAATTATCACATACAAGATCACTTGTATCTGAAAAGTGAAATATATTACTTTCTGGACATACTGGACATACCTCTCTCTTTTTTTCTATTTTTCTATCTATATTACTTACCTTTTCTACATCTATTAGGTAATTATTAAATATATCTTTTCTCTGTAAACCAGTCGTTTCCTTACAATTGAAAATGTTATCTGTATTTACTTCCTGTTTAAGATCATCTGTATAAAGTTCAAGATATGGCATACATTGAATTATATAATCAGACATTTCACTTTCGTATTTGGATTTATTATTAGGATCTTCTTTTATCGATTTTTCCCATAATTCAATTTTATTAGTATACCTACTTAAAAAATTACCTTCCATATTAAATATTATGTTGCTTAATCTTTTAACTAACGTTATAATTTGGGTACATACTGTTATAAGGGATATATTTTCACAACCGGATTATAAAATTATGGATACGTCAATGGAATATTTTTTAGATAATGAAAAAGCACCTATGCCGGATGAATTGGACGAGTTTTGGAAAGAAGAGTACGACGAATGGGATGGTGAAACGGAGAGTTTTTTTAAAACATTAAATTATACAGAATATAAAAATACCAAAATTCCGGATAATGTTAATAAAACTATTGTACGTGTAAAATATTGGTATAACGATATATTATACAAATATTTAACATATGATACGGAACATATATGGCCCCCAGAACGTAAAAATGGTGTGGTGTTTAACATACCAATCGTTTCAGCAACTTTGCTCGATTCGGATGATAAACCTGTAAAAGATTTATTAAATAAGATACGACGTTATGCGGGTCCGCGTCATGATTTTCACAATGAAAAAGTCAAAATAAGTGATATGTTGTATTACAATGAAGAAACACTTGAAAATGAATATCCCCGAATAAAGTTGAAAAATGTATTAGGCATGCAAAAAATTGTAAGTACGGTTGATGGTTACGTTACAGATCTTCGGGTACCTTAGATGCCAGATAAAATTTAAGTTCACCCAAATTAGCGACATTATATTTTAATATCAAAAATCTATTCTGTTCTTCTTGCATAATCTGAACTGTAGAACACATACTCGTTGCTTTTGTAAATATATTCATGTACCGAAGAGAATATTCACCTGAAATTTTAGGACTCTCTTCCATACATTCAATATTTGTTTCTTGATTTGCAAAATCTCCCATACATTGTAACTGTAAATTTTTACCTTCTCGTGTTATTTGTATATTATTCCCTATATTATGCATATCTCTACATATTCTTTGAAAATCCATGGATGCCATAGGTGTAATTGTCGTCATAGTCATATCAGGTACTTCAATTTGATTCTCGTTTATATCGAGTAGTTTTAGAGCAAATTTAGTACATGTTTTTTTAGATTCATTATGAATTTCTATATTCATAAACTCTTTACAATTTATACTTATTACGAGAACATCGTTATTTGTTATAGATTTTAAAAGTTTAAACGTATTCGAAACATTTATACCTGCAATTACACCCGACTCACAAACATATTCCTCAAAGTTATCAGATGATAGATACATATCTACTAGTGATGTACGGGCTGTATCAAGTGTTACAATATATACACCGTCGGGTTTAAAATATATATTTACATCGTTTAGTATATCTTTTAGTACTTCAAAAGTTGATTTTATGGCACTTGCCTGTATAGTAGCCAATTTCATATCTGAAATATATATTGTTTATTTCTTTATATTCTTATTTACTTACTTTGTTATAAGCATCTGAAACACTCTGGTTAATTTTATTTTCAAGCTCTGGTGTCATAGCTGGCTGTAAGGTTATACCGTAATCGTCTAAACCGAATAAATCTCCTGAACCTTCACCATCTAATGTCGTTGTAGAACACCCACCAAAATTACATGTCTCTAATTCTTTTACTGGTAAAAGTGATTCTAACCAGTTTCGTATTTCATTACCAACTAAAAGTTTTCCATTTTTTGTAAGCATTGTTGGAACGCGTGTAATTTTATTTCTGTACTGAGGAGGTATACCCAAAGTATTTATATTATGATAATTAACAATTTGTTTTAATTGTACATGTTTACCAATATAATCAATTATATCCAAACTATGATTACACTGTGGACTATAAATTAAAAGTGACATCTTAAAAATACACTTTAAATTTATTTTATAAAAAAAACACACAAATTGTTTGATACCGAAAAAAATTATTTTTTTAAAAACGATGTAAACTCGTTGATATAGTATGTATGTAATATTTTTTTTTAATACTACTCGTCGATTTTTTTAAGGAAGTTTTTTCTCAGACCATATCATGGCCACACTATTTATTCTTGAAAATGAATTCTTAGGAACATGGTATGTAGGTAAAATTAAAACAAAAATGGGTTCTAAGGGGGTGCCTGTGTATAGAAGTCTTACACAAGATGATTTAACTGATAAATTATATAAAAAATACAGTGGATATGATAACCCAGGTTTAAATTTAATGTTTTTAAATGAACATAAAACTACGTGTCATGGTTTGGGAAGGTGGTTATCACGACTAGAATATGAAATTAAACGTAATCCCGAAAAATATTATAATATTGAAAAATTATTAAAAGCTGGCTGGTATCATTACGATACTATGGAATATTCATCTATACACGTGTTAAATATACCTAAAATAAAGTTAAATGAAGTATATATTGATCTAAAAAGGAATTGGGGTACCCCAGATGATACATTTAAATATAGAAGTGATTATAAACTTAAGACGTGTTTAAATAATACACCCGTTACATATAAGGAAAGGTACCAAAATTATAAACAGAATACAGAATATTTATATAAAAAGGCACGTCAAGATATAATTTATAAAATAAATAAGGGATTTATACCAAAGAAAAAAACACTTGAAAAATATAACTTAAGTGTACCATTACCCGTTTCTAAAATCAGATAAAATGGAGGAGCAATATACACGTGCTAAATCTTTACTTAACGGTGAATTATATCAACATCAAAAGGAAGGGTTATCATGGTTACTTTCTATGGAAAATCTAAATCGTGGACCACGAGGAGGGTTTTTATGTGATGAAATGGGTCTTGGTAAATCTATTCAAACAATTTCAGTTATTTTGGGAAATGTAAAAAGGAATACGCTTATAATTGTACCAAAGTCTATAGTCACACAATGGAAGAATGAATTTAATAAATTTGCACCTTCATTAAACGTGTTTATATACGATGGTTCTGATAGAACAAAATATTCTGACGATTTATGTAATTCTGATGTTGTTATTGCACCATATTCGTTACTCACTGAAGAAATGAGAATGTTACATAAAATCAAATGGGGACGTGTTGTATTAGATGAAGGTCATGAAATAAGGAACCCGAGTTCGTCGAAATTTAAAGCTGCGTGCAAACTTCATTCTGATATTCGCTGGATTTTATCCGGTACACCAGTATTTAATAGCATGAAAGATTTTGTTACATTGTGTACCTTTATTGGCGTTGATAGAAAACTTGTTCAGGGTATGACTACACGGGTTAAAAATTTGTATATATTGAGACGAACAAAGGAAGATAATCCAATGCTTGAGATACCCGATTGTAAATTTGAGAATATTGAACTTGAAATGTACCCCGAAGAACGTGCGTTATATAAACATGCATTCGTAGAGTCACAAGAGACTATTAAGGATATTTTTAGAACAGCTATAAACGTTAATATGTATAATATGGAAATATTTGAATGTCTATTACGTGCGAGACAAACAATGATTTATCCACAAATGTATATAAATGGTATAGCTAAGAAACGTGGTGAAATACCAGAGTTTTGGGAAGGACGTTCTAAAAAGATGGAAACATTATTTAAACTAATTTCAGAACACCCAGATGAAAAAACCCTTATTTTCTGTCAATTTAAACAAGAAATGGATTATATACGTGAAAATTTAAAATGTAACGTGTTTCGTATAGATGGTTCAGTACCAAAAGAAGATAGAGAAAAACAACTGAAAATGTTTAAAGATGCTCCACAAAATAGTGTATTTCTTATACAGGTAAAAGCTGGTGGGCAGGGTTTGAATATTCAATGCGCTTCACGTGTCTATTTTACTGGACCATGTTGGAATCCCGCAACCGAGTTACAGGCTATTGGTAGGTGTCATAGATCGGGACAAAAACGAACTGTATATGTAAAGAAACTCGTATATATTGATACACCCGGGTACCCGTCAGTAGAACAGGCTATGATTGCTTTACAGGGACATAAATCTCTTTTATCAGCTGAAGTTCTAAAAGATGATCGTTTAAAAAATCAAATACCAACGGGAAATAAAACTAGTGATACAATTTCAATTTCGGCAATTAGAAATATTTTCCGTGTTTAATATATAATACAAAATGCAAACATTTGGATCTAGAGCTGAAGTGTTCCACGGAACCGCAATGAAAACGACAGGAGGTCTCACGAAAAAGGATCTCGAACAGGATAAATACGGGAGAATCATTTCCAAGGCCGCGTCCAAAGCTGCTTTGGCGAGAATGAAAGACGAAGGTAAGAAAGCTATGGTAAAGGTTTTTAAACCAAAGAAATCTGGATTTAAACTCCAGCCAAAATCGGGGACTGCTGCTTACAAAAAACTCATTAAGAAAATGTAATGTAATAGTAAAAATGACGTTGTCTAAATGGAACGAATCCGTTCGATTAGCCAAGATTAAACATGGATTGAACCCTACATCTTATATGGAACTCAAAGGTAAACTTCTTAAAGAAGCTCAGGCTATTTACCAAATTCTTTTAATGAATGATTCTAAACTCCGATAAATTGGAACCCCTTAAGTCTCTGTGGCTCATAAACCACGAGCGAGTTAAGTTTCCAACTCACACCGAACTTTTTATTCAAAAAATATACACTATTCATTTCAACAACTGCTGTACCAGACTGTCTAGAATACAAACCGTTACTAACTTCGTCGTATAAAGCTTTTTTATTTTCATCATAAACGTGTGATTTTAGTTTACCATCAAATGTTGAATCAACTTTAACTCTGAATTTTGGTTCTCTATCAGGTGATTCTTTAATGTTAGAATTAAACATTGGTTTGAGTTCATTAAAACTCATTTTTTTACCAAATATACTTTCACTTTGTTCAGAAACACGTTGTATAATTTTATCTTCGAGTTCATGTAAAACTTCATAAAATCGTTTTACATAATTTCCATCCTCGTCATACCCTTTCATAGCGAAATCAATATTATACTTTGTCGGTCCAACTTCAGGTGTAAATCCTGAAATACCAAATGGCATATACATTCGAGGTATTTGAAATTTCATTACTCCATCTTCATTCGTACAGAGTGAAATTTTTCGACCATCATAGTTGGCAATTTTCAGAGTTTCAAGGGCATTTGTAAATTTTGCCATTATAATATAAATTTATATATATTACAAACTTTAAGTTAAGAAAAATGTATTCGTTAAGATTAAAAATTATACAAATACACGTTTGGTACATGTTAACAAAATATAAATTATTTAGGCGGAACACATAGAACATTCTGCTTCCAAACTAAATTGAATAGGACGCGCTTTTGCTTTACTTCGTAGGTAATACATACCCGTTTTCAAACCTGTTTTCCACGCATACATATGCATAGATGAGAGTTTAGAAATGGTAGGACTTTCGACAAATAAATTCATACTTTGACTTTGGTCTATATATACACCTCTATCGGCGGCCATATCAATGATAGTTTTTTGGGACATTTCCCATACTGTTTTATATAAGTCTTTTAGGTTTTGTGGAATATCAATGATATTTTGTACAGAACCATTTGCCTTAACCATAAGGTCTTTCATTTCCTTAGACCATAGACCAATATTCTTTAGGTCGTTGACTAAATGTTTATTTACTATAACAAATTCACCTGCGAGTGTTCGTCTCAGATATATATTAGTAGTATACGGTTCGAAACACTCATTATTTCCCAGAATTTGTGATGTACTTGCAGTAGGCATGGGTGCAAGGAGAAGACTATTTCTCGTACCCTTTTTAACGAGTTTACGCATGGCTTCCCAATCGTATTTCCCACTAAATTTCGGGTCACGATCCCACATATCAAATTGAAGAATACCTTTACTGAATGGTGAACCTTTAAAAGTACTATAAGGTCCATACATTTCAGCGAGTTCACAAGATGACTCGAGAGACGCGTGGTAAATTGTTTCGAATATATCTCGGTTTAACTGCCTCGATTCTTCGGAGCCAAATGTCATTCTTAACATGATAAATACATCAGCAAGACCCTGAACACCAATACCTATTGGTCGATGACGTATATTTGAACGATGACCATTTTCAGTTGGGTAGAAATTTTTATCAATAACTCTGTTTAAGTTTCGTGTAATCATTTTCGTTACTCTGTGTAATTCTTCATGATTAAACTCTTTCTTTTCAACATCTACGTATTTTGGTAATGCAATAGATGCAAGATTACATACAGCTGTTTCATCCTTATCGGTATATTCCAAAATTTCGGTACATAAATTTGATGATTTAATTGTACCAATATGTTTATGGTTTGATTTTTCATTACATGCATCCTTGTATAACATATATGGTGTCCCTGTTTCGCTTTGCGATTTAATAATCGATTTCCAAACTTCTGAAGCTGGTACAGTTGTCGTAGCGAGACCTTCTTCTTCGTATTTTTCGTAAAGGTCTTCAAATTCTTCACCATAAACATCGGATAAACCCTTCGCTTTATCCGGGCAGAATAACGACCAATTACCACCTGATTCGACACGTTTCATAAACAAATCTGGAATCCACATTGCTGTAAAAAGGTCTCTACATCTCGCCTCTTCGTCACCCTGGTTCAAACGAATTTCAAGGAAATCAAGTATATCGGCGTGCCATGGTTCCAAATACACTGCAATAGACCCTTTACGACGTCCAGCTTGATTGACATATCTTGCGGTTGAGTTGTATACTCTAAGCATGGGTATGATTCCATCAGACGTACCATTTGTACCCCTGATATGTGATTTATTTGCACGAACATCATGGACATGTAAACCGATACCACCAGCCCATTTACTAATACGAGCGCATTCCTTTACTGTATCATATATACCATCGATACTATCTTCCTTATTTGCAATAAGGAAACACGACGACATTTGTGGTCTGGGTGTTCCAGCATTGAATAATGTAGGTGTAGCATGAATAAACATTCCCCTGGATAATGCTTCATATGTTTCTAGAACGTGGTCTATATCATGACCATGAATACCAACGGCTACACGCATGTATAAATATTGTGGTGTTTCGATAATTTCACCGTCAATCTTCTGAAGGTATCCCTTTTCGAGGGTCTTCAGGCCGAAATACCCGAAATCAAAATCGCGTTCTGGTTTAATGTTATCCTTGACCTTAGAGGAAACTTCGAGAACTTCATGGGTAACAATACCTGCTTTATGGAGTTTACGCATAGCAATATGGAAATTGTTAGAAGCTCGTTTTTGAATATTACTTGCTGTTATACGGGTCGCTAATACTTCATAATCAGGATCTGACGTGATCATACCAATACATATTTCAGCGGAAAGCGTGTCTATTTCGTGTGTTTTTATACCGTCATAAATAGATGAAAATACTTGTTGTGCTATTTTAGTGACATCTACAGATTCTGAGAGATCATAATTGAGTTTTGATATCCTGTTGGTGACGTTATCAAACTTTACGTCTTCAACACGACCGGAACGTTTCGTGACTCTCATTATATAATTATTATGGATCTATTTTTTTAACTTACTTGGTGCATTTATGACTAAAATCAGCACTTCTAACAGTGACTGGTCCGAGTGTTTCAGCCAAGCGATTGGGCTGGAGAGAAGACGAATTTACAAAAAATTTACCGTTTTCGTCACCAACTTTGGCGACTGGTGGGTACGAGGCAACAAAGCACTCTGGAGCTTTACATATTGGTCTTTCAATATTTTCTGGTTTGGTAGAATATGCTTGATCGAAATCGGCAAGGATTAACATTTATATTTACTGATACTTTTTTTCCAGGCCTATATTAAATGTGTGACGCTCTTCACATAAATTCACTCAAACAGTGCCCAACTCCATTGAACACATTGTTCTTTTCGGAGTTTAACATGAATTTGCTTCAGCGTGGTATTCGCCAGAGTTTCAGAGATAAAACCGGTGTTGCCATTGATTATCAAAATCCAAGTGATTTGTATAGTATAATGCGTGTTGTATTTATAAACAACTCAGGGGACCCCAATGCCAATGTTCAAGAACAAGTAAAATACATGAACGGTATTGTTATTAAAACAGCTGCAGGTCAAATACAAACGGGTGTTTCCCAATATATGGGGTATATCCATGACGTGGAAACACTTAGTGTTCCAATAGATAGACCCAAAAGTACAACAAACTACGGTAATAAGTTTGGTAAAAACGAAAAAATCGGGTTATAATATAATTAACACGTAATTAGCATTAATTATAATACATTTTTTGATCATGATTTGTATTATTAAATTCTATAGCCTTCAACATTTTGAATACTTTCACTGACCTGCATACTACCGGCATTTCCAACATTTTGAATACTTTCACTGACCTGCATACTACCAGCATCTCCAACATTTTGAATTTCTTCACCGACCTGCATACGACCAGCATCTCCAACATTTTGAATTCCTTCACTGACCTGTCGATGAGTCAATGTGTCATTTTCTTCAATAAGATGTCCGTCTTTTACTCGTTTAATTTTAAATTTAAGGTTTACATTTTTTACATAGACGTCTGATCTACCCTCGCAATCAAATAACACCATATTCTTCGCATGACGAATTTCAAAGTCGACTTTTTCTTCTTCGTCATTTCTAACTTTTACATAATGACTACCTGGAAGAAGTTGTATATTAGAAAGTACAATTCTTTTTATTTTTTCACCATCTTCACTCGTCATTTC